CGTCGCCATATTCTAAAGCTTCGGATGTATCAGGATCTAGTCCTTGTGCTACTTCAGCATCTCTACCTTGTAGTATCTCTATTGCATCAACTTCAGGAATGTTAAGGCTAGGGAATCCCATTGCTATTGCTACTGCATTAATAAATTCAGATCCTGCTGCAACATCTCCGCTTCCTGTTGCTTTGTGACCGCATAATGTATTTCCATCACCTTCATTACACACTGCAATACCACCGATAAAAATATTGTCGCTACCTGCTATAATATTTTGAGTAATGTGTGGCGAATCTCCATGTCCGGCAACAACATCCTCATGAACAATCACTAGATTGTCGTTGGCATAAACAGTTGTCTGACTTGCTGTTAAAGCGCCGCCTGATGTGTCAATGTCTGTGGTAATTCCTGGCATTATTAAGTAACGATTCCTGTTGTTGTGGTGGTATACTGTTTACTTATCTCAGATTCAGTTTTAGCAATACAACTAACAGAATTAGATTGCAGTACAAATTTTCCAGTTGGTGGCACTGAGAACATAAATGGGGCTAGTGCTAGTGCTTCGTTTTGAAAAACAAGCACCATTGGTTTGCTAACTGTGTATCCTGTTGTATCGTGTGATGTTAAACGTGCAACAATTTCTTCTCCTGAGTTCATTTTAAACGACACAATATCGTTATCTTTGTATGGTGTTTCAATAATCATTATTTTTCCTTTATGATAATGTATAGCCGGTGCCGTTGTAACCTGTTTCATTAAGATAGGTTACAAATTTATCGTAGCCGCCAACTTTTGTCCCAATTACTATAATTTGAGGGAATGTCTTTGCATTTGGAAATTTTTCTAGAATATCTTCTCTTGTAAAATCAACATCTAGTTGCTTGTACACATATTTTAAATTTCGAGATTCGCATAACTGCTTTGCTTTTTCGCAAAAATTACATCTAGGTTTACCCCAGATTTCAACAGTCATAAATTAAATCCTTTAAATGTATCTGTACCAACATCTTGTTTAATTGCTCCAACAGTATAACTACTGATTTCAGTTTCTTGTGGAGCAACTTGTACTTCCGACCCACTAATCCACTTTTGTGTCCACGGTAATGGATTACTCTTTACTGAATACGGAGACTTTAAACTTACATGGCTCATTCGGCGTGTGCAGATCCATTCAATATAGTCACTAAGTAGTTGTGTATTAAGGCCTATCATAGATCCGTCTTTGAACAAATAATCTGCCCACTCTTTTTCTTGGTCAACTGCATCTACAAACATCTGAATACATTCTTCTTCAGTTTCTTCTGCAATTTTTGCAAAATCTAGATCATCTTTCTTAAGAAGTTTAAGTAGCATCTGAGTTGAAGCAAGATGTAGATTTTCATCACGGGCAATAAGTTTAATAATCTTAGCATTGCCTTCCATTTTCTTTAGTTCAGCAAACGCCCAACTACAGGCAAAACTTACATAAAAACGCACACCTTCAAGAATGTTTACGCTCATTAGTGTTAACCAAAGTTTCTTCTTTAATTCGTACAAGTCAACTGTAACATTACGTTCGTTTGGTTTGCCAACATTGATTGTATGTGTGCCTTCACCTAAAAGATTATACCACGAACTTGACTCAATAAGATCATCATAGTATTTTGATATATCTCCAGCGCAATCAACAATCTCTGATATTTCCATCATTTCGTCAAAGATAATAGACGGATTCGCATATACATTTTGTATAATATGTGTATATGAACGTGAATGAATTGTTTCACTAAATGTCCAAGTTTGTATCCAGTTTTCAATTTCTGGAAGACTTACCACTGGGCTAAATGCTTCAACTGGTGCTCGACCTTGTACACTATCAAGTAAAATCTGTCTTTTTAGATTACTTGTAAAAATATGTCTTTCGTGTTCGGTTAGTGATTTAAAGTCATTAGCATCTTTATAGATGTCAACTTCTTGTGGTCTCCAAAAGAATCCAAGTTGTTTATCAGTGAGTTGATCAATTGATTTGTATTTTAGTTTATCGTAACGCTGTATAGTTGGACCACCTGATGGATCAAAAAAAGCTGTTACTGATGTGTGATCAACACGGTTATTAGTATCAAAAACGCTAACCATTTAATTATTCCTTTTGTAAGTATTTGTCTTTATTATATAATATAATTCAATCTATGTCAACTAGATAGTACAGCTTTCGCATTCTTCGTCGTCAATGATAGGTTCTTCATTTGCTTCAAACATTGCTGACACATCAATTTCTCCTTGACCGTCATTGGTATTAAAATAATACAATTGTTTGCCGCCGTACTTGTAAAACATAAGCATATGCTGTAACATTATACTCATTGGTATTTTGTCATCGTCATAAAATTTTGGATTATAAGATGTATTAACAGAGATTCCTTGATCAATATATTTTTGTAATACTGCCATTATTTTTAAATAACCTTCTGGTGACTCTTGATCCCATAGTAAATCATACTTATTTTTTAATTTTTTGTATTCAGGAACAACCTGTTTTAACACTCCATGTTTACTTTGTTTTACAGAAATGTACGCTCGTGGTGGCTCAATACCATTGGTTGCGTTTGCTATTTGTGCAGAAGTTTCAGCCGGCATTAGTGCCATTAGTGTACTATTTCGTATACCATGTTCTTTTAACTGTTCACGTAACTTATTCCAGTCCATGCGCTCTACATGCGGAATTAAGTCATCTAGATCTTTTTTGTAAGTTTGATTAGGTGTAATTCCGTGACCATATTTTGTTTCAAGATTACCCGAAGGTGCACCTTGTTCAATAGCTAAATCGGCACTTGCTTTAATTAAATAATAACTCCATGCTTCTGCCCATTCATCTACCAAGCACAACCCACTAGCATCAATGTGTTGATAGGTTAGATTGTTCTTAGCTAACCAATATGCAAAATTAATAATACCAACACCAAGCGGTCGTCTCTTCTTTGTACTATTTTCAGCTGCTAACACAGGATAGTCTTGATAATTTAAAAGTGCATCTAATCCTCTAACTGCTAGTGTACATACACTTTCAAAGTCTTCGACCACTTTGATATTTCCCCAGTTTATTGCACTAAGAGTGCAAAGGCTTATTTCGCCATCAGGATCGTTTAGGTGTGTTAGTGGAGTAGTAGGTAAATTAATTTCAGCACAAAGATTTGATTGTCGTATAGGTGCTAATTCTGGAAGAAATGATCCGTGGTCATTTGCATTATCAACATTTTGTAAATATATTCTACCAGTACTTTTACGTTCTTCCATAAAGCTACTGAACAACTCACTAGCTCTAATTGTTTTCTTACGTAACGAAGTATCAGCTTCGGCCTTTGTATACAGTTCACGAAACTTATCTTGATTAGCAAAAAATGCGTCATACAGTCCTGGAACATCTTTTGGAGAGAATAATGTAATGTCTCCACCTGTAATTAGTCTTTCATACATTAGTTTATTAAATTGTACACCATAATCCATATGACGTACTCGATTTTCTTCTGTGCCTTTGTTGTTTTTTAACACTAGTAAATCTTCAACTTCAAGATGCCATGCTGGATAGTAGATTGTTGCTGCTCCACCGCGCACACCGCCTTGGCTACAACTCTTAACTGCTGACTGAAACATTTTGTAAAAAGGAATAATGCCAGTATGATATGCGTCACCATTGCGTACTGGTGAACCAATAGCACGTATTTTGCCGCCGCCAATTCCAATACCAGCTTTCTGACTTACATATTTAACCACAGCACTAGTAGTAGCATTAATGCTATCAAGACTATCGTCGGATTCAATAAGTACACAACTTGAAAATTGACGTTGTGGAGTTCTTACTCCTGCCATAACTGGAGTAGGCAAACTAATATCATGATTACTAATAGCATCGTAATAATCTTTAATCCATTTTAATCTTGATTCTTTAGGATAACTATGAAATAGAGTTGCAGCAATAAGAATATAACACATTTGAGGAGTTTCAAATATTTGATTGGTAACTCTGTTTTGTACTAGATATTTTCCTCTTAGTTGCTCCATTGCAACATAGGTTAATGATTCATCTCGTTTATGATTTACAAAAGAATTAATTTTAGTCCATTCATCATCGTCATAGTAGTTAATTAATTCTGTATCATAAAAGCCTAATTTTGTATTTTTTTCAACCAACTGCTTAACAGTAAATTCATTGTATCCGTTATACACTTCTTTACGTAGTGCATAGTTTATTAGGCGGCCACCTACATATTGATAGTTTGGTGTTTCATCAGTAATAAGATCTGCTGCTGCTTTGATAAGTGTTTCTTGAATTTCGCTTGTTTTCATTCCGTTGTAAAATTGAATTTGACTTTTTATTTCTACTTCGCTTGGGCTAACTCCGGTAATTCCTTCACATGCATAAAATACAACTTTGTGTAATTTCTCAATGTCGAGTGGTTCTTTTTTGCCGTTCCGCTTAGTAACTTGAATCATCTTTATACCTTTCTAATCCATAATGACGAATATTTATTATATACATGGTAATGTATATTTTTTTTCGATTATTAAGTCAGACAACTCCTGACTACTGTTAATGACTGTATTATTTTCGTAATTTAAAATGTCGTCATTAATATATAATAGATATATTGATTCTGACTTTTCAGTGTTAGTACATATATGTATCTCAAAAGTGTCATTACAAAACCTATCAGTTAACTGTAATGTATAACCTATAAATAAGATAATTGCAAAATTACAAAATTCATTTTCAAGAATCATTGTCCATGGATCGGTCCACGTACTTTCATCATATGGGTCAACTTGTATACTAACTAGTGGTATTTGTTTAAATTCTTCTAAAATATCATAAAATGGTTTTTTTGATGTTTCTAATCCTTCTCTAAAATTTACCCATTCTTTTAATCTATATTGATAGCTGTTGTTAACAAACATTCATTAAGACTTAATTTTCATTTTATATTTAAATTCATCAGTTGT